CAGTGAAACATATGTTGGATCTGCCAGCTATCTAAATTTAAGCGAAATCGCAGAAACCAGCCAAGTGCAAGCCAATGGCGTCAATATTACGTTATCTGGTTTGGATAGCAGTTTGGTGTCTGCCGCATTGTCAGAAAACTATCAAGGCAGATCGTTAAAGATATTTTTCGGCTTTTTGGATAGCACTGGCGCGATTATCGATACGCCATACACGATGTTCAGCGGTCGTATGGATGTGATGACTATCGAAGATGCTGGCGCAACAGCCAATATCAATGTTACCGCAGAAAGCAGATTGATTGATTTAGATCGCAGCCGGACTAGGCGCTACACCAGCGAAGATCAAAAAATCGATTATCCAAGCGACAAGGGTTTGGAAATGGTCGCCAGCTTGCAAGATAAGCAGATCACTTGGGGCAGTTAGATGGGCTTTTTTAAAAGTTTTATAAAACAAATAACGAACCCCGTTACGCTAATTACTGCGGCGGCAACAGTTGGTCTGACCTATGCAACAGGCGGCACAATATTAGGGCTGACTGCATTGCAAGCATTTGGCGTTTCTGCGGCGGCTACAGCCGCGCTGAGTGTTGCCAGCCAAGCATTAGCACCAAAGCCAGAAATCCCTAGTTATTCATATTCACTTGGCGATTTTCAATCAAATGGCGTTAAGCGCACACAAAACATCAAACAACCAGTGCAGCCGCGCAATGTCATTTATGGCACTGTGCGTGTTGGCGGCACCATTGTGTTTATCGAAACCACAAATGATGACAAATTTTTGCATATGGTTTTGGCAGTGGCAGCGCACGAAATTGAAAGCCACGGTAGAATATATCTAAATGAAAAGTTTGTATCTGCACCATCTGCCGGTGAAAGGCTTGGCGCGGTGATTACGGCACCGTACAACGGGCAGAAAGTTTATATAGCTAAAAAGACCGGCACAACAACGCAAACTGCATACACCGATCTTGTTTCTTCAAGCAGTAAATGGACAAGCAACCATCGGTTGCAAGGTATTGCGTCAGTCTATGTCAGATTTGAATATGACCGCGATGTGTTCCCGACTGGCTTGCCAAATGTGTCAATGCAAGTATCCGGCAAAAAGCTGTATGACCCGCGTGATGGCACGACCGCGTTTTCATCAAATCCTGCGCTGGCGATACGCGATTATCTGACTAATGACACATATGGGTTTGGTGCGGATAGCACAGAAATCGATGATGATAGTTTTGAGACTGCGGCTGATATATGTGACGAACAAGTGACATTGGCCGGTGGCGGCACACAAAACCGTTATGAGGTTCACGGCAGTTTCAACACCAATCAAAGCCCGAAACAGGTATTAGAACAGCTTTTGACTAGCTGCGGCGGCACTATCCATTTTTCGAACGGCAAGTTTCATCTGAAGGTCGCTAAATATGTTGCGCCAACAATCACACTGACTGAAGATGATTTGCGTGGCCCTATTTCACTGCAAACCCGCCGAAGCGCACGCGATAACTACAACGCTGTAAAAGGGGTGTTTGCACCGGCGTCAACAAGTGCTGATGGTCGATTTTACACACCAACTGATTACCCTGCATATGTGTCAAGCGCGTTTGTGACTGAGGATGGCGGCGAAACCAAGTTTTTAGATTATGATCTGCCGTTCACGACTGATCCTGCTATGGCGCAGCGTCTTGCAAAAATTGCGCTTTTCCGCAACCGGCAACAGATCACAATGACAATGCCTTGCACGATCAAAGCATTCAAGCTGGATGTGGGCGATACGGTGATGGTGACAAATGACCGGCTTGGCTTTAGCAGCAAAGTTTTTGAGGTGTCAGAATGGTCACTGGCGGTTGATGTTGGTGCAAATGAACAGCCGGTCATCGGTGTAAATCTGACATTGCGTGAATTAAACAGCGATGTGTTTAATTGGAGTGCCGAAGAACAGACATTTGCGTTCGACAATACAAACTTGCCAGACCCGTTCACGTTGCCTGCGCCTACTGTGACAACATCTGAAGATATTGATCTGGTTAATCAGCAGCCGGTGTCAGTCATAACGGTTACAGCATCAAGCACAAATCCGCTGGCGGTCAATTTTGAGGCAGAATATAAGGAAACTACTGATAGCACTTATATATCTGTAGGGTATTCATCCAGCGGCGTGTTTACCATACCGAATGTAAAGGTCGGCACGCTTTATGATATTCGCGTGCGCGGTATTGGCACACTGGCAAGATCACCATTTACTGATGTCATTCACACAGTCACCGGCAAGGCGTCTGATCCATCAGATGTTACCAATTTCAGTGTCAACATAAATGGCCAGCTTGCAGATTTAATATGGACGCCGGTGACAGACGCAGATTTGTCGCATTACATTATCAGGCATTCACCGCTAACAACTGGCGCAACATACAACAACACACGCGCTTTGATCAAAAAGGTGTCAAGACCGGCAAACACCGCAATAGTACCGGCATTGACTGGCACATATTTCATCAAGGCGGTTGACAAGTTTGGAAGAACATCAACAAACGCGGCAAGCAGTGTCGCGCTTGTGGATGCCATAGCTGGCTTCAACTTTGTTGATGAAGTAGTCGAACAGACTGCATTTGCTGGTACAAAAACAGATGTGGTGGTTATAGATAATAAATTGCAGCTAGACACTAGCATTTTGTTTGACAGCGCAACGGGCGATTTTGATGACGCTACTGGCTTATTTGATGGCGGTGGCGGTTTTGTTGCATCGTCTGGCACCTATGATTTTGCAAATTATATCGATTTGACTGCTACATACACTGGCACAGTAAACACGAACATCAAAACCACACAGCTATCGCAACACGGTGGCACGCCAACCAGCGGCGCGACAGATGTTGACCTATTTGTTAGCACGACCACAGATGACCCCGCTGGCACGCCAACGTGGACGGCATACCGGCCATTTATCGTGGGTAGCTACACTGCACGCGCTTTGCGCTTTAGGGCCGAACTATCGACCACTGAAAGCGATGAAACGCCAGCAATCGAAGAATTAGAAGCATCTGTGCAACTGCCGACACGCACAGAAAGCGACAACGATATCCAGTCTGGCACTGGCGCAAAAGCGGTCACATTTACAACGCCATTCAAAACATTGCTGGCAGTGTCTATATCTGTCGGGGATATGCAAAGCGGCGACTATTATGCTATAACAAGTAAGTCAGCAACCGGTTTCACTATCAACTTTTATGATAGCAGCGACACTGGCGTGGATCGGTTGTTTGACTATGTTGCAACGGGGTTTTAGATGTCACAACACGATTATGTAATAGACAATCAGACGTTTCCGAACACGCGCACAGATATAAACAATGCGCTGGCGGCTATTGTTAGCACAAATGCCGGTGCAACCGCGCCGACAACCACATACGCATATCAACTGTGGTATGATACGGCCAACAATTTATTAAAGATGCGGAACGCTGATGATGATGCGTGGATTTCACTGTTTACATTTGATCAGACCGCAGATACAGCCGAACCGCTTGCCGGTGGTGGTGCTTCATATTTTCTAGGCGAAAATGGTGCGTCTGGCGATACTACAAACGGGCTTGGCGATATTATACGAGTACACGAAGAACAGCTTGACACTGATGTGACCATACCTGTTAGCACAAATTCCGCAGCTTTTGGCCCGTTGATAATAAATGCCACACTTACAATAAATGGCAATTTTACGGTGGTTTGATATGAGCAAGATTTTAGTCGATGAAATAGCACCGAAAACATCCGGCAATAAAGTATTGATGCCGCAAGGTGGGTTTATTCAGCATCAGTACACGATGTTTACTGGGACAAACACAATCACTTGCACAACAGACACGGATATAGTGCTTACTGACCTAACCGTGAACATTACACCACAATCTACAAGCAGTATTATAAAACTTGAAGCACAAATCTACGGTGAATGGGGTACTGAGGATGCAGTCCACAATAATACTGTATTCTTCTATAGAGACACAACTAAATTATCACACCCTACTGCTGGTAGCAGAAAGCTAGGCATAGCAACAATATTACGAAGTTTTTATACTACAGATACAAACAGCACACCGGAAGGCACTGGTTTATTTTCATATTACGATTCACCAAGCACAACAAGCCAAATCACTTACAAGGTTGGTATTAATGCAAGTGCTTCTGGTAATCCAGTATGGTATCTCAACAGAACAGTTGGCGATGTAGATAGTGTAGCCTATGAGCGTTTTATATCTCTTATCAGCGCAACAGAGATAGCGGGGTAATAAGTTATGGCATCCATAATCGGGGTACAAGAACTGCAACACACGAACGGCACGTCTGCCGCCACGATTGATAGCAGTGGTCGAATACTGACACCAGCAAGGCCAGCTTTCAGAGTAAGGCGAGAAGATGCCTCGCCTACTGGTGTAACTGGTCAAATTAATTTCAATGCAGTTGATATAAATGTTGGGTCACATTATGACACTAGCAGTTATTATTTTTTAGTGCCTATAACTGGCATTTATTGTTTTCA